GCCCCATAGAGATTAACAACCTGTCCCATTCTTCACCTCATTTGAAAAAATAATTGTTGTTCAGTATGTCAGCAATGCCGTCCCGTGCCGGGATCGGCGTGTATCCTGCGCCCAGGTCAAACCCCGCACCGCCAAACGCCAGCGCCTGGCCTCCGGCCTGGCTGAGATGGGTGATATCGATGGCAATTTCTGACCAGGAGCCGTTGTTATTCACGATGACATTTCCCACCGTACCGGCTGCAATCCGCAGATAGTAATCAGCATGTGAGCCACCGGAAGGCGTCCCGGCGTTACTCCAGGTTCCCTGGTAGGTCAGCATGTTGGTTGTGAGTCCTGAGGGCATCAGCGCGCTGGCAAAAAATGACCACGGCAGCACGCCATATTTCGCGGCAACCTGTTTTTCAGTCATACCAGGGAAAGTCGGGTCTATGGCATCCGTCGCCGCAGACAACATGATCTCGTACACTACGGCGTGTTGTTCGGGGAACATTCGGCGATACCACTCCGTGAGCTCATAGAGCGGGCCGGTTCTGGCAAACTGATTTTCATGCTGCGTATAAACCATCCGCACGCCGTTCCATGTCGCCTGACGTTGCCCCATTACAGTAAGGAACAGCACGCGAATGAACATCGCCCAGGCCAGCTTATGCAGCTTTATGGACGCCTCACGTACCTGGGCGGCCCCCAGATCTGTCGTCGGCTGATTGTTCTGCCCATGCCATGCGCCTATTACCTGCCCAGCCCAGCGATCGCCCCAGGATAAAGCCTCTTGCTGGAGCATCCCCACCACTTGATCTGACGTGGAGCCGCCATATGAGCGGACCTCTCCAATACGGCCAGTCGCCGCGATAATCGTTGTGCCAGAGGAACCACTGCCAAACATCGAGTCGCCGATCAGCAGCAGCTTCTGGCAGATCCCCTGACGCATAGCATTAGCAACCTGTGCTTTCATCCGCACTGCAACCGACGTCGCCGCTTTATCCGCACGCCTGAACTCCCATTCATCCGCGTTCGCAGCACATCGCAGGCTGATACTCTGTCCGGCAGCAACCGTTGAAACTGGTTCTCCGGCGATCCTCACCCAGTTAACACCATCAAAGATGGCGTAATCGCCAGCGACATACGTTTCCCCTCCAGCGCTCCCGCCAGCTGATGCCTGGTAGAGGACATTCGGGCGGTTTGAGCCAGGAAGCCCTGAAGCCGGGGAAAACTCCCCCCCATACAGCAGGAGATCACTGGTGGAGTTCAGGACGGCAAATTGTGGCTGCAGAAATCCGCCGCCTGCAGTTTGTAAGGTCAGGAATAACAGCGCGTCACCAGGAGAGAGCGTCATTCCTGCAAATGTCCCGTCCGAGGTGACCAGATACCAGGTATCGTTCTTTCGCGCTGCTCCAGAGCCAGGTGAGCGCTGAATACTCCAGCTGGTGCCGTCATAGACCAGCAGATCGCCAAGATAGACGTTCTGCCCGTTCCAGTTTCCCGGCGCAGTTTCCGAAACGCTGGAGTTGGTGTTATATGCCTCGTAGCTGTAATAGTCGCCTGCTGAAAACGTGCCGGAGGGTGTTGATATCGTCGGGCTGGTCAGTCGTCCCCTGCGGGTGATGGAGGCTACTGAACCGGGATTAAAAGGAACGCCCTGCGCCTTACCGGCAACTTTGAGGCCGAACGACCGCCGATATTCCAGCGCCGTGCCGGTGGTATTCACACCGTACAATGCCCGGCAGATATGGGATGACAAAGGAACCCATCCCGATCCGTCTTTGTCGTTGGTACGGGCTGTAAGTTCTGCAATTCGTGATCGTATTGCATCGGGATAAACGCTCACGACGTCCTGAGCTACCGGCATCAGCGACCCGCGTAATGAATCGGTGAGGTTGTCGGCTGTGATGACGTTTTTACCAATCGCCAGCAGCGGAATCTCTACCTGGCCCGTAACGGTAACCCGCATCGCACAGCGCCGGGTAACGGGATCAACCCAGGCCATGACATAGCCACTGTCCGGAGTCAGGTAAACGGGGACCAGCCCCTGCAGATTTGGTGACAGCATCTCCGGTTCAATGGCACCGTCTGCGATTTTTAGCAGCGGAATATCAACCTCACCACTCACCGAAACCCGCAACGCCATGCGGCGGGTAACAGGATCTATCCAGGCCATAATGTATCCGGTGGACGGATCAAGGGTCATGGGAATTAACCGCTGAATTTCCTCCTGCAACGCCGGGCGTTCAATCGACCCGTTCTGGTACTGCAGCAGGGGAATTTCAACCTGGCCCGTAACGGTTACGAGGATGCAGGAACGCTTCGACTCCGGATCGCGAAACGCCAGTACATAACCGGTTTCCGGGTTCATGACTTCAGGGATCAGGCCAGACGATTTCAGGCTGTTGATAACATTATCGGTATAGCCCTTTGCCGCCATCTGTTTGCCGGTGGTCGTGAGTACACCACTGATATTTTTATACTCATCAGCCAGAACGTCACTGAGCGCGCTCAGTACATAGATCACTGCACCATCAGGAATGTTTGCGATATCCGCCTGGGCTTTCGACAGGTCTGTATATTGTTTTCCCAGAGGGATCAGGTTTTCCCGCGTATTTTCTACGATTGCCGCGAATGTCTGCAGCATCAGGCGCCAGGAGTCCAGCGGTTGCCCGGCACGGTCGTTAACCGTACCGGCCGGACCGTTAACGAGTTCGTCCAGGCGAGTGGCGTTATCGAGCAGCACCGCGGGCGACGTGCTCCCAAGTGGCGGATCAAAGGCCATGTTTTTTGCTCCAAAACGGTGTTCGCCCAAACGAGGGTTTGAGCGAATCGCCGCGGCTTTTTACAATCAGCTATTTCAAGGAGTTAGATAGTGCTGATTGGCTATGCGAGGGTATCAACCGGGGATCAAAACCTCGACTTACAGAAAAACGCGCTGATCCGCGCAGAATGTGAGCTGGTTTTCGAGGATATGGCCAGCGGGAAGAATGCCCGGCGGCTAGGGTTAAAGCGCGCCTTACGGCGGCTGCGACCGGGTGATGTGCTGGTGGTCTGGAAACTTGACCGACTGGGCCGAAGCGTGCGTGACCTGATTACACTCGTGTCGGAGCTGCAGGCGCGCGGGGTGAATTTCCGCAGCCTGACTGACAGCATCGACACCTCGACGCCTGCGGGACGCTTTTTCTTCCACGTCATGAGCGCCCTGGCAGAAATGGAGCGCGAGCTGATCGTCGAGCGTACCCGCGCCGGTTTAGCCGCTGCTAGGGAGCAGGGGAGAGTCGGTGGCCGTCGCCGGGTAATGACTGAAGATGTGGTGGAGCAGTGCCGCAGAATGCTGGAGAACGGCGCTACCCGGCAGCAGGTGGCTGATGTGACAGGCGTGGACGTGAAAACAATCTACAAGTACCTCCCGGCGACTTGAAGACAAAGATTTCACTACTTTTCCTGATATGTTACGTTTGGCTTAATCAATTCATTCAGCTTTGAAAACAGTTTGGTTTGTTCGTGAACGGTAAGAAAACAATAAGTTTTGAGCAATTTTTAACTATTAACAGCAATCTTGTTTCCATCTCAGATACATGGGCTGACTTGTGGGCGTTAATTTTTCACACGGGTTTAAGCGCTGGAAGGCTGCTGAGTATTCGATATGATGATATTGATGGTGACTTGATACTGATACGAAAACAGGGTCACCTGAAGGAGCTACGTGTTGAATCAACCCCTCCAGTGGAGGCGATGATTGCTCGTAGAAGAGAACGCTATCCAGAAGATGTTTATTTATTTCAGAGTCATTCTAACCGTGTGAAGTACCATCGCCGGCCGGTCACTATAATTGCTTTCAACGCCGCTTTACGTCTCGCCGCTAGATCATTACCAGACGTTAACGTAAGCAGTAGTAGCGCGAGAAACATACCGGACTAACCGCCTGTCCAGTCGCGTGTGGCCGATGTGACAGGCGTGGGGGTGAAGACTATTTACAAATATTTGCCAGTACAATACGGCGATAAAAAATCCCCTTGAGCAGGCACACTCAAGGGGAAAATACTACATAACATCATTGCTGTGTGCGTCTTCGCACACCCCTATCTTCTAAGAAGGCGCCCAAAGCTTCCAGATATTTCTGGTCTGAGCAGTTAAAACATTGGATCGGCGGCCTATGTGATATGAGAGGGTGAAGACGATTTATAAATATTTTCCAGCCGGTTAAGTTTGCTCAACTGCGAACCGTATGCAAGAGATCGCAGGTGAGCAATTTGCTATGAAGGTATTGCCATAGCGGAAAAATTTTAAACTCTCATTGTTCGCAAATCCATCAAACAGCTAAAGGCTGATAACACTTTAAGACTTACCTTACTCGTTACATCAATACGTTACGGAAATGACATAAATTGATAGCCAGAACCTATATTGATTCTCCTCTCGGATAAAACTACTTTGTGCGCAACCAGTATTGACCAGGAGGCTACCATGCTCCAGCACAAAATCAGGGAGGCGTTCTGCGCCTCTATCTCTCGCAACCCGAAAGGGTATCAGTACCTACGCACCAGTGACTTTGTCAACCCTCTGCGCCGGCGCGGCATCCACTTATCAGAGGTGGAAGCTAACTCCTGGACAGCGCGGAAACAAACGTATTTCGTCGATAAGACGCCTGACCATTGCGAAAACAGGCTGTGGATGATGGCAGGGATGGGGAGGGGCTCTGATGGTGCTAGTCAGGGTTGTTGGAGACTCCAATCCATAGTTTTATGACGCTTATGGTAAATAGTGCGAGGATGACAAATACAACGCTTGAGGTGATCAGAAGAGTAGTCATAGTGAACCTTATTAATAGTGGTTATTATTCAGGCAGCTCATTTAGTGAATAGTTCAAAGTGTGTTGCACATAGGCCCACCCGGCAGCTAATGTATGCTGCTGCCTGGTGGGGGTAGTGACTCAGGCAGGAGATCACCGCGAATGATTATATAGACCGATCAACGCACAAACCAGTCGTCAGCCGTCTCCCAAGCGTCTTTTAGAGTGGTCTCTACAAATTCTTTGGCGATTTCTTTATCAGTCGCCCACAAAACGCTCAGTCCATCATTACTGGCCGTTTTCACGATCACTTCAACGTCGTCATATTGCTTGCTGATTCGACGGGTCATTTCGTCTTTCAAGGCCTCCATTGACCCCTTTGGCATTTTCGCGGCTTTCTCTTTGGCAATGCTGATTTCTACACGCATGATAATCACCTTTGTGCTGGTTGAATATACAGTATTCAGCGAGAGATGATTACTAGTCAAATGGATTGTTTAGGTTTGTGAGTACATAATTAAGTACATATTTTAGGTAATTATTAATTAATTTTATTTTAAATCAGCTAGTTATAATTTTGTTCAAGTAATCTTCGGCAAGGTGTGGGCTTTGCACATGGTTGAGATTGTTCAGACAAGAATGAATACGGTTAGATGTTTATGTATATGATTTTTTATTATTATTTTAGTTGTGCTGCCAATTGTCGCGCATGGTTGTACATGATTTGATATTGTTGTTTATGTTCGTTCATGCGATATTGAGTACAGAATAAGTACATAAAATACCAAAGTGATGAGTACAGAAAACTAACATGGCAATCAGTGACACAAAGCTTCGCTCTATCTATGGTAAACCATATTCTGGGCCTGCTGAAATTACGGATTCTGACGGGCTTGGAGTTCGCATAACCCCCAAAGGCGTGATCAGCTTTCAGTTTAGGTTCCGATGGGAAGGAAAGCAGAACCGAATGGGGCTTGGGCGCTACCCAGCGCTGACGCTGCGCGATGCCCGCAATATCGTTGCAGACCTGAGGGAATCGGCAGACAAAGGCATTGACCCCCGAACGCTGGCTGGCGGTAAGAAATCCAACAGTAAGCCAACGGTGAAGGATTGTCTGGATTACTGGAAGGAGAATTACGTTGATGTAACTCTAAGGGCTAAGACTATAGCGCTTTATAAGTCAACGGTTATAAAGCACATGCGCGACGCTTTTTCCGGTATTCCGGTTGAGGATATCCCTGTCCGCTTGTGGGTAGAGAGGTTTACCGAAGAAGAGAAAATCAACCCTCGCCGAGCCCGGCATTTATTGATACAGCTCAGGTCCGCCATTGGGTGGTGTACGCGCCGACAGTTCATTAGCACAACCGAACTCATGCTTTTGCAGCCGAAAGACATCGGTGTTAAACCTGTGATTGGGGAGACCACGCTCAGCTATAACCAGCTTGCAAAAATCTGGATGGCTATAGAAAGAAGTCGTGGGTCAACTTCTAACCGATTGCTTCATCAACTGCTAATGCTGTACGGCGCTAGGAATAGCGAACTTCGGCTGGCTATCAGGGGGGAATTTGACCGAGAGGAGGGGTTATGGGTTGTTCCAGCAGAGAAAAGCAAAACCAACAAAATTATCAGGCGCCCAATTTTCTCCGCGGCAGATGATTTGCTGAAAAAAGCTGAAATGACGTATGGGGATATACTTTTCCCGGGCGAGGACCTGAAAAGCCCTATAACTATTTCTGGTGCAAATAAATTTCTGAGAAGAATCAAAGACTCGTTGGGGTTTGGTGAGTTTACTTCACATGATTTCCGGCGCACCTTGGCAACCCGACTATCCGAAGAGGGGGTTGCCCCGCACGTCATCGAAAAAATGCTGGGGCATGAGCTGGGCGGCGTGCTTTCTGTCTATAACAAGCATGACTGGATTGCCGAACAGAAAGACGCCTATGATCTGTATGCTGAAAAGATATTTTGGCATATCAGGAAGATTTCTGGTTGACACCCCCGTTTAAGATCCACTCCACAATAGCAGAGCGCAGATACTGTTTAGGGTAGGTCCGGACCGGCTTGGGGAAATTATAGCGCTCGGTGTATTTCCGGATGGTCACGCGTGAAGATACTCGGATCATCCGCATCGCCTCTTCCTCGTCAATCATTTCAATGTCTACCATATTACTCACCTCACACCACTTCCAGGCCACGACAGTGGCACCACACTTCATACATCCGCTTAACTACTTCCCGGCTGTAGTAGCCGTGACCGTCTCGCGTCAGGTCATAGCGGCCGCCGTAGCGCAGTCTGATCCATATCTCAAATTCTCTATTCATGACACTAACTCCGAAACAGCCAGGCTATGGCAAACGCACAACCGACGATGCTGAACGCCGTAGGCCAGTCCATCACTTTGTCTCCACCTTGATGCCAGTGGCGGTATAGATGGGAAACCATGGGGTGGCATAGCCCCCTGAGCGGTCGCTAGGGCGCTCAGCACCTATAGAGATTTGGATTTGTCCGTCGCTCTCTCGCAAATAGGCGTAAGGCACGGGCAGTCGTTTCTCCTTCCGAGCAACAAGTTCAATAATGCGCTGCTGCGCCTTCTCCAGCTTTTCACCGGTCGACTTAGCTGTTTTTCTCCACGTAGAGCAAATCCTTTTCTCTGATTCCAGCGCCTCAACCAGCTCAGCGCTGGCCGCTTTCCATACCTCCCACATTCCGTCAAGCTCTGAGTCGTCATCGTCAACCTTATAGCCTTCGCCTTCGCGCCAGTACTCCCAGCCAAAGCGTGGAGGACTGCCGTTATGCTGAGTGCGTTCCCACCACGCTTCGAATTTCTCTCTCTGCGCCAGCTCGGTGATATTACTCATCGCTTAGCCTCCCGGAGCAGATGCTTGTAGGCCCGCAGCACGTGATGTGTTTTCCCGCTTAAGATCGTTTTCATAATGAAAAAACCGCTGCTCTGGCTGGTCATTTCAGGCGTGAGAAGCAACGCCACATCAATCGCCCGGTTGTGTCGGCGGAACTCAAATACAGAGCTGGTGACCGTGATAACTGAAACCGACCCTTGATCATTAAACTCAACCTTCACAATGTTTTTCCTCCCACCCAATAGCCTGAAACAGCCCCATTTTCGGGTGATACCAACGGGCCCCACGTGGTTCGGCTTCTGCCATCATTTGGCGGAATGCTTTCATAAAAGGTTCAAACTCCACGATCGCCCGGCGAGACAGCAGACCATCAGGCGTCATGAACTCGTGCGTATCGGTTGGGATACGGTATGCGTTAACAAGGTTTCGGCACTTGGCATCGGTCATGCCGCTTTTTGCGACCACCTGGCGATAACCGACATACCCGGCCCGCATATTTCCACGCTTAATGTTTTCGACAGCTTCCGCGACGGTTTCAACCTGTTCTTCTACCTGATACAGCCGGCGTTCCTGCTCGAGATTCAAAAGGGCCATTTCTGCGATCAGTTCGGCCTGTGATTTTGGACGCGAGCGCTCCTCTTCCAGTTCTTTCCAGCGATCTACCAGCCTGGCGGTAAACTCGGGGCTGAGTTGCGCGACCACGATGATGCTGTCGCGTTTGCCTTGCTCATCTGTGAAGCGGAATACCTGCATTGTCCGCGGACGCCCCATAGAGTCTGTTCCGGGTTCGTCCACCAACGGTGGCTGGACAATAACGCGAGCATCTACCAGCCGTTCAATGGTACGTTTCACACTGTCATGACGACTATTAACTAATTCGGAGATTTCAAGGCTGGTCATGGATGGTTTGTTAGTGATCAAGTTATTCATCATCATTCCCCTCAATGCATAATCGGTGCTTCTGGCACACCTTCGATCTGGATGTGTTCGATAAAGCTGTCATGGAGGAGGTTAAGCCCCTCCCGGCCAAGTGCTGATAACCTGAACCCAAATTCTTCGTCAGCAATAACCATGTCCTGATACATCCGCAGCGCCAGCTGCTGGCCAACCTCTGGCCCATATTTCTCGATTGCCCCCAGCTCAATATGGTTGGCGAGTGCAAAGCGTTCAGGTCCCGGATAGATGCTAATGGCGCCATGCTTGCTGGAATAGATAACAGCAGTATCAACACCGCCAGTATCATTCGGAACGTCGACAGTTCCGTTTTTCTCCAGCTCCTCAGTGATGAACACGGCAGCCAGTAGCCAGCGCCAGAGGATCAACTCTTTTTCGATATTGAGCGTTATCCAGTTGCTTTCTACCGCTTCCATGATGCAGGCCAGAATTTCCATTCCATCGGCAAGGTGTTTGTCATAGCGACCGTTATCCAGCAGGCGAATAGCAGCGGAGTAGCCAATCACCCGGTTTCCAGACCGGATCCCTGTTGAGGTTGGTTCCGGGTTAAGCATGTTCTGAAGCATTGCGCACCTCTGCTGGTTTACAGGCCTGCAGTTCTTCGCGCTCTTTCACGTAGCGGTCGTGCATGGCATCCCATTTTTTGCACCACTTTTGCATTTCTCTTTTGCGGGCGAGGATGCGACGCAGCCGGCGAACGGTGCGCTGGTGGGCGTTGAAATACTCAATGGTCACGGCGCCACGTTGCCAGCTACTCAGTTCTGGATTCAGTGGATGAATTACCTGCACGTCCGGATAACGCTGCTTGAAACCAGAACGCCCAAAAGCTCGGGAGGTCATGAAGAACGCCAGGTAACGAATTGCGGTATCCCGGCTGAAGCACCGCTTCATGCGTCCGTGGCGGATCGCGGCGAACAGATCACCAACCTGCGTTGGGTGCTTTTGTAACGCTAGGTCAATGGCGCTGACAGTTCTGTTGTCAATCATTTGTCTTTCTCCCGGTTATAGGTTTCATGACTCATAACTTCCCAGTTCCGGCCATCGTCTTTCGATAACAGGCGCCAGCGTGGGTTAACCTTCAGGCTGAGGTAGCCGGTGCGGCGCATTCGCCGCGGGAATATCCGCCGGCGCCGATACCGTAGCAGGACCTGCAGCGCCTGCAGGTGAACCCTCTCAGGAATTCGTATCGCTGTCAGTGCCACCAGCTACCTCCTCAAATCTCAGTTCCATTTCGCGCGCCATTTCGATAAACGTGGCCAGTGTGCAAATGTGCTCGTCGTCGAACAGCTGGCGGTCGCATATCACCCTCCCGTTCTCGATGTGCACGACTACCCGCCCGGTAAAATCAGGGAGGACATGCAGATCCACGTTCAACACGGGGCGGGGGATCAGCACACCCTGATAGAGCATTGTTTGCTGGTTATTCATTGCCGGACTCCGCAGTAACTGGTTTCTGCTTTTTGACGAACTCAACCAGTTCAGAAATAAGCTCGTCGATTAACTCTTTCCCGCTTTCTGTGAGGAATTCGCCGCTGCCATTAACATCAACAGAGTTGCTGTAAATTCCCTTAAGAGCTTTCACACCTTCCACATTTCCGTACTCACCGAGCGCCAGTCGCTCGAATTTCCGCAACAATCCATCAAGAAGAATCTCAGTTAATTCGATAGTACTAATCCCACCCTTGTTAAGCTTAATGACAAGTAAGCTACTCCCAGTCTTTCGCTGGTGGCGTAACAAGGCTGCTTTTAAAATTCGGCGGCGATAGGTAGTAATTAAGTTACTCATCTAATTACCCCTTCTTTTGTGTTCTTCATTTTGCTGTACAATCTTTTCCTCTTTTTCCATCCATGAATAGACCTCGCCAGCAAGGTCATATGCAAGACCTAAAACCCCATCAAGTTGATGGTAGTCAAAGTCCTTGTGATGTGTGAAAATTGTCTGCATAAGGAAGTTAAGTTGCTCAGCCTTAATGGTGACGCACTGAATATCTTGGCGGCGCTGCATACCCATAATTACCTCCCGTAGGCTTTACGCAGATAAAGGCCTGCTATTATTTCGTGCCCGTTAGCTGCATAAAGCAGGGCGGTTTTATATGCGTTGCGGTCAATAATGAAACTCATAACAAATACCTCGCAATATTTAGGGGGCAAGAACCCCCGGCACCCCAAGGCCGTTCTAAACTGGTTTCGTAATTAGCCTATTTTATTCTCGATAGCCTTAAGATCAGTGCAAAGTTCACGAGCATAGTCAAATATCACAGCTGACATATGGCACGCGGGGTTGTCATTGTCCTCGTCAGTAAAAAAAGACTCACTATAAGTTTGCGCGACTGCTTCAAGTTTTTTAGCAGTAAGAATCACATCGAATATATCATCAGTCAGATCGTTTCTGTCCGCTACATGTATGCAGGGTTTGACTGAATTAATATGACTCTTAATATATCCGTTCATGTTATCTACGGTCTTTTGCATTGAACGAATTAGGCTGTTTATAGAACAATCCGTTTCGTAATTCTCGTTACTTTTTTTATAGATCTCCTCCAGAAGAACAGTGTTTTCTATTATGTCTGATACAAACACTTCAAGCATTTGGATTGGAGTTTTCATTGTTCACCTCACACAAGTATTGAGCGCTTACTAAATCAAGTTAAACTTGATAGTGAGAGGTTAGCTTTATGATTTTATGCAGTCAAGTTAAACTTGATTATTTTTTTGGGTATAGGTAGATTTAAAAGGGAGGAACGGGCAAAAGCCCGTTGTCTATCAATAATTAACCGAATCTGTTAATGTTGAAAGGAACTGATGAGATAACTTTTGACTGGATGTAGAGCATATCCAAGGCATCCTTCTCGATGCTCCAAGATTGGTAATTCGAGTTGTCAGATAATACTACAATTTTGCTGCCTATTTTTTGCAGCCTCTTTACATAACATTCACCTTCAAAACAAAAAGCATAAATCCCGTCACCATCGAAGTATGTTATTGTTTTATCTAGAAATAATAAATCACCCGGTGCTATTGTTGGCGACATGCTATCACCCCTGGCATTGCCAATCTCAATGTTCTTGAAGGGTCTGTTGCCTACAACTTGACGAGCGTACTCGGGGTCTAACTCTATGGAGCGGACCACATCAATGAAGTCACTTTTCACGCTAACTCCATCACCACAACTGAATTCAATATCTAATACTTTGAATTTAACGCTATCAGTATCTCCTTTTTGAGCGGACGCAGGGAAGGTGGCGGGTTGTCCCTCACCCAGAAACCAGGATTGTGGGTAACCACTGATTTCAGAAAGCTGGGCTAATCTCTTACCCCTTGGGACAGTGTCTCCCTTCGTCCAGTAGACAACCGTCTGCGTGCTAACCCCTAACTGACGAGCCAGCTCGGCTTTACTCCACCCTTTTTCCTTCAGAAGTTCTTGAATCATGTTTGCCGTGGCCACTGTATCTCTCCAAAAGTTTCATTAAAGCCATTATCTAAAGCAATGCTTGATCTCAAGTTTAACGCATGGTTTTACTTCTTGCATGTTAATTAAATCTTGATATAGACTCATTCAAATAAAGTTTAACTTGATGGTGGTTTATGAACGAAGAGATTCGGGTGAAATTGTGTGCCATTACTTCCCAAAGAGCGATTGCTCAAGGCTTGGGAGTAACTCCCCAGGCAGTGAATCAGTGGTTTGCTAAGTCTGTAATCCCTGCTCGCTTTGTATTGAAACTTTGCGAATTTGTCGGCTGGGCCATTACCCCTCATCAGGTTCGCCCTGACTTGTATCCAAGCGAGCTTGATGGGATGCCACGAACTGCAGAGGTGTGACATGTCACAACAGTCAACCGCTATGCCTGATCCGCGCTACTTCCTGAAGTTGCTGCCACGTAGCATCAGGTATGACCCAATAAGCGGGATTTTTTACCTCATTGCGAAGCGGGCAGAGTAAGCAATGCAACAGGATTTCGTCAGGGTTGAAATGCCAGCGCTTTACTGCCAGGCGGATGCTCAGTGGATACAGGAGCAGTTGTTGAGATTGCCTTCATCACTGCGCCGGAAAATAGCTCTGAAGTATTCAGAGGTTTACGAAATTGAGTTTAACGCCGAGCCCGTTTCATTCCGACAGGAGAACCGAGCTCGGCATGAAGCCAATGTGAGGCTTCGCAGATTCGTGGATGCACACGGACACGCACTGCAGGGGTATACGACCCAGCCACCCCTGGCCGGATCACAGTAACGATCCGATTGTTACCGGGATTAAAGGTGCCGGGTGATAGCAGGGTAACCACCTTGACTGTTTTTTGTTCTGCGTACCAGCTTGCGAGTACATGGGATGGGGAAGAGGGAAGAGGGGGGTTTGGGGGGAGTTGGGAGTTAGGGCAGGAATAGCGTCCTTTTCCAATAGACAGGTACATGGGTTAGGTAGGTACCGATCTTGAAAGCAGAGCCATAAAAGAGCGGTGCACTAGCAAACTGGTACACGTAATCCCGATAAGAGGTAGGGAAGGTTTCTTCCTGGAAAAGTAGAACTCAAAAAGGGCTGACAATGCTTAACATCACACCGAACTTTGCACAGGAACGTGGGCTTAACATGCTGCGGCGCACCTGGAAGGCGCACGATTCCTTCATGGTCTACGCACCGACCGGAAGCGGCAAAACAGGCCTGGCTGCGTTTATCGCCGCCGGCCTGGTTAGTCGTGGTATGAGTGTTCTGTTTGTCGCCCCGTATACGATCCTGATTAACCAGACCGCCCAGCGCTTTACAGAATACGGGTTGCCGGAAGACCAGATTAGTTTTATCTGGCGTGATCACCCTAACTATGACCCTAATCTGCTGATCCAGATTGCGAGCGCTGACACGCTCATCAGGCGTGAATTTCCCAAAAACATCGATCTGCTTATTGTCGATGAGGCGCACCTGCGTAAACGCCGTATCCTGAAAGAAATCGAACGGATCACAGCGGAGAAAAAAGCGAAAGTTATCGGTTTATCTGGTACCCCTTTTGCGCCGTTCCTGGGCCATTACTATCAACACCTGATTAAGCCAACGACGATTGGCGAATTGATCCAGCGTGGTGACCTCAGTAAGTACGAATTTTTCGCCCCAACAAAACCGGATCTTAGCGGGGTAGAAACGAAGCCATCTATGGAGTTCGGTACTGATTACGACGAGTCCCAGCTGGCGGAAATCATGTGCGGTTCTGACCTGGTGGGCGATATCGTCGATAACTGGCTTCGTCATGGTCGTGACCTTCCTACGGTGGCGTTCTGCGTTAACAAGGCCCACGCAAACTTTGTAACCATGCAGTTTAACAAGGCGGGTATTAACGCTGAGGTCATGGTCGCAGAAACACCCCACGAAGAACGGCAGGTGATGATTCACCGCTTCGAGACTGGCGCCACAAAAATAATCGTCAGTGTTGGTGTTTTGGTAGCCGGTTTTGATAGCGATGTTCGGTGCATTATCTACGCCCGGCCGACAAAGAGTGAAATCCGCTGGCTGCAGGCGATTGGCCGCGGACTGCGAACTGCACCTGGGAAAGATGCCTGCCTGATTTTTGATCACAGTGGTACCGTGCATCGCCTCGGCTTCCCTGACGCCATTGAATACGACGAACTACCGTCTAAAAACGATGGCATGAAAGGGGCTGCAGCGCGGGCAGCCAAAGAACGCGAAGAGAAACTCCCGAAAGAATGCCCTGAATGCCACTTCATGAAACCCGCCGGCGTCTACATCTGTCCGAAATGCGGTTTTAAGCCGCTGGCCGGAGAGGACGTAGAAACCGACAGCACCCGCAACCTCAAAAAAATGAGTAAAGGCGAGAAGGTTTACACCAAAAGCGACAAACAGTCCTGGTGGAGTCAGATCAAGTTTTACCAGCGTCATCGTGCGGCGCAGGGGAAACCTGTCAGCGATGGCTGGTGTGCTCATACCTTTCAGGAGAAATTCGGCGAATGGCCCAACGGCTTAAGCGACTTTCCAATGGAGATCACACCGGAGGTCAGCAATCACATCAAACACAAACTTATTAAATTTGCTAAACGCCGCGAACGTCTGCAGCAGATGGGGAAGAAACCTGACCAGGATCTATTTCCACCTCCGAGCGCCAATATCAACTATGAGCCTCCTGAGGGCAGCGACGGGCAATTAATTATCGAAGCAAAACGAAAATTCCAGAAAAACATAAATAGCGCGAGTCAGTGATATGAAAACGGCAGAAGCAGCAAAAGGTCGATGGTCTGAAATTTTTGAATATTACGGCTTGCCGCCGATCACCGGGAAGCACCATTACAAGGGCGAGTGTCCGGTATGTAAGGCGAGGGGGAAGTACCGCGTAGATGACCGTGATGGTCAGGGTACATGGATTTGTGTATGTGGTAGCGGCGACGGCATGAAGCTGCTGACCCTGACCCAGTCAAAAAGCTTTTCCGCCATCTGCGCAGAAGTGGACCAGCTCATCGGGAATAACTATCAGCGCATCAACGTGCCTGCTAACAGTTCGGCGGCGCGGCAGCGCCAGCGAGTCATTAGTAAGTTTTCAAAGTTGCTCGATTTACGGGGTACTAGCGCGGCTGGTTACCTTCTGCAACGTGGGATAAGCCGCCTGCCGGCAGAAGGCATCCGTTTTTGTGACCGCCAACGCCATGCGGGGCGCGTTTATCAAGCGCTGTATGCCCTGGCTACCGATGACAAAGCTGAGCTTTGTTACCTGCACCAGACGCTGCTGGACGGCGACAGGAAGGCAGATATTGATAGCGCCAAACGTCTTAAGTCGCTTCAAGAGGACAGCTATCTGGATCACGCCCGCTCTGTGGCCATTCGCATGTTTCCGGTATCAACGACGATCGGCATCGCCGAAGGTATCGAAACAGCACTCTCATGTTATCAG